TAGTTTTAATTTGTTTTTAGATTTAAAGATTACGAAATTGAAAGATAATGTAAGCGAAGATAAGGTTAGCAAGAATAATGATTGCTAAAGTGGTTGATTTTTTCATTTGTTTTGTTTTTAGATTTATGCAGTTGATAGGATGCTGCACCCCTATTTGATTTATATTCTACCTGTTATTTCTATTGCATTTCCGTATGTATAAAATCTATTAGTTTTAATTCCAGATTTAAAAAAATTAAGGTATCTATCATAAATTTCAATTATACCATTGTTGTTCCAAGAACTAATAACTCTTAAAGTAAATGTTTTTTCTTGTACATTATCAACAACTCCTGAATCAATCATTCCATTTTCTTCAAATGTTACAATTTGATTGATTTCTACATTTTCAAATTTTTTTGCTTTCATTGTTTTTAGTTTTTAGGTTATTTGTTTTTGATTGAGGATTCAAAAATATATAAGTTAGAGCTATAAAAAAAATATTTTAGAACTTTTTTTTAAAGTTTTTTTTCCGATACGCTGAAACTCAATAGAATCAATAGTTATTAAATAAATAAATATATATGAGAGAGTGGTGAGAGAGTGTGAGAGAGTAAGTAATAGGTACAAAAAAGGGATGTAGAAACATCCCTCGCATCTAAAAAACAAATCCTAAAAACCAAATCCTATAAAACAAGAAACCTAATCTTCTTCATCCTCAAACAATTCATCGTGCATTTCATTTATACACGATTCTATTATCCTTATTGACTTCTTTATTATCTTCTTAATCTTCCTCGCTTCATCCTTTGTGAGCAAAAGTAAATCAATTCCTTCTACCGCAGAAATTGAATAGTAAGCACAACTTACATAGTCCATCCTTGTAGTGTACTCAAAATCAAATGTTTCCTCTATTTCCTTGATTTCTTCCTGTGTAGGCTCTTGCTCTACTTTTATTTCTTCACTCATAGGATTATATTTTTGTTTTTATGGTGAGTGTGGTAAGTTACTTTTCAATCACTTATTCCAACTGACAAGCAGGTGGTCTTTTCTTTAGATGAACCCTTTCACCATTAAAGTATTTTGCCGTTAAAGATTCTCTTATTGAAGAACTGATAATCAACTCCATTGTTATCTAAATAGACAACCGCACAACCCCAATTCCATTTATTTAAAGGCATATATTCAGGATGCAATTCGCAAAGACAACCAATGCTCCAGGTAGTTGTAATCTTTCCGTTCATATCAGTTTCTGAATGTTCGCTTGTGGAATGGTTATGACCTTGAAAAGCACTTGTTTTGCCTCGTAGATATAAACCCCTTGCTACGTTTACAGGTGCAGAAATTCCGCCAATGTATTCGTGTCCGTGTATGCCGTTAAGTTCGTTAAGTTTCATATACCTATTAGATTCAATTATTTCAATACCTTCTGCTCGTGCCTTAATGATATTTGAAAACTGAAATTCTTCTATCCCCACAAGTTCCCCTGCCTTTTGGTAAAGGAAATGCTCATACCTATTCTCGTGGTTGCCTATCTTAAAAAAGATTTTACATTTAAGTTCCTTCTTAATGACATCTATAAAAGCCTTTAAAGTATCTAATTCATATTTAAAATCCCTTTTCTTTGGGTCTTTCATAAACCTACTTAAAGAATGGCAGTCAATAGTATCACCATTCAAAAGCAAAGCATCTACTTTCTCATTCTTTAAAAAATCAATAGCACAAGTTAAAGCACCGATATTGTGGTAAGGTAAATGAATGTCTGAAAGAATGCCTACTTTGCTGAAGCCTTTAATTAAATAAGGCTCGTAGATTGTTTCTGAAGATTCAGGTAGCTTGTAAGGATTGTAAGGTCTTGGTTCAGTTCTTAAAAATTCTGCATTGTTTTTAGAATCATAATCGCCTTTTTCAATTCTTCTTAATTTACTTCTAATATATTCAACATCTTTAAACATTAAAGGATTATCATTATAAATTATCCTTGCAAGTTTAAGATTAGGCATATCCATATATTTTCTGCGATATTCCTTTACAATGTCTATTTGTTTCATTTACCTTGACCTTTATATTTGGAATTTGGTTTGTCTTTTGGTCCTTTTGACTTTTTAGCCTTACCGCCTTTTCTCTTTCCGAATGCTATCTTATTTGATGAATTTTTCATAGTTCTTTAAATCTTAAAATATAAATCGGCTTCTGCCGTTCTTCTATTAGTTAATCCTTTTAGTTCAGTTAATACACCTTTAACTCTTGCTTTGTTCCATTTCATAAATTCATCTCTTATTGAAAGGTCGCCAGGATTAGCAATTACCTTCTTCTTTAATGTACTTGAATTAAAAGCACCTATCCCAAGATTGTAACAAAATGAAACTAAAGCGTCAAATTGATTTTGATTCACGTTTAATTTTATCTGCGAAGCGAATTTATTAACGTCATACGTTAGTAATGATTCTGCCCTGTATAAACTTATTTCTTCGCCTTCCTTTACAGGCTTTCCGTCAGGATAACGAATTGTTCCGTAGCCAATAGTGTAAATAGAAGCAGGGCATTTATAGGCTTTTAATTTGCAACCCTCAAACCTCTTAATTAGGTTTATACAATTTTGACTTGGTTTCAATGACATAGATGTAAGAAATTAAAACGATTATTATAATTAGTAACCAAATGCAAACCTTATTCATTACCTCATTTCTTGTCCTGTAATCTTCTTTATCTTTTAAAGCAATATCCCTTTGCTTCGTTAAAGAAAATACTTTTGAACTATCAATGATATTCTTAATAATGTAAGGTGGATTGTTCTGCAAATCACCTTTAAGAACCTGAATAAACCTGTTAGCATTTTGCAATTTTAGAACTAATTCTTTTACACTTTTAGAACAATTTTTTTTTATAGTATCAGTAACTAATAAGGTATCAGTATTTGTACTTAAAAATGTATCTATCTTTTGGATATATTCAGTAATTAACGCAGTATCTTTTACTATTGTAGGTGGGAATAATTCACCGCATTTTTGCGATATTAAAACAGGGTATTCATTGCTTACTTTATTTAATTGCTTATTAGCCTTTCTTTCCGTTAAGCACGATACCAAGCAACAAGAAAACGCAAAAAATAAAAAAAACTTCTTGAAATATTTCATTCATTTAATTATATTTGTGAACGTTTTACATATGGGATATACTACGGAGTTGGTTTCTACCAACTCTTTTTTTTACCAACTCTTTTTTATTTGGTATCGTGGTCTTTAGCCAAATATCCAAAAGCAGCTAATGAAGCAGCAAACAATATTTTTGTAATTGTGTTGCCGTCAAAGTGATAGCCTGTTCCTTCTACGATAGGTTGAACTGCTACCAATGTCGCTAAAATCAATCCGAAGATTGTTGTTTTTGCACTTTTCATTTTTGTATGTATTTGTTGAAAAATTTAATTACTCCAGGCATATTGCTAACTATAGTAGTAACACTTGCAGTTATAGCAAAGAATCCAAGAACTTCCGATGAAGTTAAAAATGTAGCTATAGATAAAAGCCAAACCCCTAATAGTTCAAATTGTTTCATTTTATATAAGTGTTAATCCAAGTTTATTTGCTGCCCATTCAATGCAATAATTGTTATCTGCTCCCCAAGCATTATATTCTGCTTCAGTCATACTTATAGAACCTGAAGTAAGAACTTTATGCGGTGAGTTATAAGAACCTTCGCTTACTAATTCAAAGTAAAAATCTGCAGTAGTTGCAGTCATATCCAAGACCTGACATTTAAGAACCATAGCAACTGCTATGCCTTGTGTAGGTATTGTTATAGGTTGAATATTTATCATAGTTTTAAATTTACCAAGTTGCTATTGCTACACGCTTCCAAGTATTGGTTGCCGTGCATATATAAATATAATTTGCGTCTATTCTTATTTCGCCTAATACACCTGTAGAACTTGCAGTAGCAGGAGCAGTATTTAAAGCAGACAAATAAAATTGGTTTGCCCTTGCACTTCCATTTACATCAAAAGTATAAGTTGAACTTGCCCTACCTACTAATAACTTCGCTGAAGCAGTAACACCTGAAGCCGTTGGATTGATAATAACGCTTCCATTAGCATATGCAGCTAATACATTCGCCGTATAGTTTTGTACTACACCTGCAGAACTTCTTTCAGTATAGTTAACTCGCCAAGCATTACTTGCAACCGTACTTGAATAAACATACTGCATCTCAAAGCCAGGATAACGGCTATTGGCTTGTAAGTTAGTTTGAGCAAATGCAATTCCTGCCCCATCAGTTGAAGTTGCAGAAGAAGTATAAATACCTACTTTCGCATCACCATTAAATGAGAAAGAACCACTTTCAAAAGTTCCTCTACCCATTGTTCCTGCAGTTCCTCTTACAACATCAAAGTTATTTGCAGGACTTGTAGTTCCTAATCCTAATCTATTGTTAGTATTATCCCAAAAGAAATTAGAGTTCTTTTGTGCTATTGTAGTTCCATCTGAAAATAAGACCGAACCGCTTGTTAAAGATGGTAAAGTAAACTTCCCTGCTATTGCAGTATAAGTATTTGTTCTTGCAGTATCACTACGGAATTTCGTTTGATAAATTGTGCTATCTGACAAATTTAGCTTTGTATTTATGCGATTGCTTAAAGAAGTAGTATCTGCACTATTCAATTTAGTATTAATTCGGTTACTTAAACTTGTAGTATCTGAAGGTTTTAAGTATTTAGTTCCAATAGCATTATTAATGC